TAAAAGTTTCTACTCCTATATTAGTTATGGAAGCCAAAAAGCCTCAAGAACGTAAATTGCGAACAGATGTTTATACTAAGTCGATGCTCACAAAAAAAATATCATTGAACATGAATCAAATCGGTAAAAATATTAAATCCAATTTAGAAAACTCGATATCTAAGACTATTCAAGGTAAGTGTAGCCCTGAGGGTTTTATCAAACCAGATTCGATACGTGTAAATAGTTATTCGAGCGGTGTAATTGACAATGAGAAAATCAACTTTGATACTGTATACGAGTGTATGATATGTCACCCTGTAGAAGGGATGATAATGGAATGTACGTCGAAGACCATTACTAAAGCGGGTATTCATGGTCAAGTCATTGATGATGCTGGTAACGTTCCCATACATGTATTTATTGCTCGTGATCACTTTCATAATGATAAACGTTTTAATGATGTAGAAGAAAATCAAAAAATACTTGTACGTGTAATTGGTATTCGTTTTGAATTGAATGACCCGTATATTGTTTGCATGGGTGAAGTAGTAAATGAAAAGTAAATAAAAAATATTTGTAATATGGAAAATATTTTTTTATTGTAAATGAAGTTGTTACCATATAGCATTTGGCAGCATATCGTATCGTTTGTTGATGATATGGAAGTCCGTAGAGAGTTTGATGTATATAACCAAATTACCATCCCACGCAAAATAAATAATGTATATCATATGTTACCAGGTATATCTCCCGATGGTACAATCAGATGCATATTACCTAATCGTCTGAAATCGTACGAACGAAATGAAAATCAAATTGATGATGATACATTAGACATACGTATACAAGTATTTGATGATTATGTAGAATACCATTACAAATATTATATTTTTGGTAAGTCCCCTGAAAATATGCGCAACCGTCACGCAGGAATGGATATGGTTCTCGAAATTTATTGTTGGCATTATTGTGAATTTATATATATACGATATTAAAACTATATAAACTTTATTTCAGTGTAATACGTAAGTATGTCTAGTGAAAATTCATATTCGACGAATGAATTAGAAAATATAAAACAAAGCATTGAGATAATGAACAAACAAGACCAAATAGAGATTCTGAAAGTGTTGTCAAAACATCTGTGTAAATTAAACGAAAACAAGAGCGGTGTTTTTGTAAATATGTCTTATTTGTCAAACGAAGTACTAGAAGAAATCAGAAAATACATTGAATATACACAAGAAAAAGCCACGAATCTAGCAACAATGGAATATCAAAAAGAAGAGTTTAAGAAATCATTAATTAATGAAAAAGAAGATAAAGACAACACCCTAGTATCATATAGCTCCATACAAACTTAACGAAAATCATGACTGCTATTGGTAATTCCGTATTTTATTGTTTTCATAAAAACAATAATGTAAAAGATGTTATTCAGCATTTACAGCCACATGTGTTTAAAAAAGATATTATTTCCGCAAATATGCCTGTACAAACGGAAATATCTGTTGTACCGGAAAAAACAAAAACAAAAAAAGATATTGCACGGCCCATAAACACAACTCAAGACGCTGATTATTTTGTTCCTACACAAAAAGATTCCCTATTTTGGTGTTTGTATACTGCCATGTATTCGCAAGGAGAATACAATGCAATTCATCGCAATTATGGCTTAAGAAAAATGGAATTAAATCAGACTATATTGGATAACTTGAAGGAAAATACTCATTTGTTTAAGCAAGTGAATCATAAATTTACCAAAACTGCGGTAACCGAATTGTTGACTGACCTTTCTATAAATCAACAATCGACTTCCTTAGTAAATGTGTATGCCTATTTGTGTTTTTACAAGATGAATGTGTACATAATAAACAACGAGAAGCAGAGTTATTTACCGTTTATTTTTGATAGCGAAATGCCTACTTATTTTATTTATGTGGATAGCTTCAAACAATATAAATTGCAATTAGAACCCGTTTCACCGAGTCAAATCGAAAAAATTGAGAATAAATTCGTTTGTTTAGAAGGAATTCGCAAATCGTTGAAAAGTGCTTCGGCTTATAAAATCGCAGATTTAACGCTAATCATGGAAAAATTACAACTATCCACGTCTGGTTTGAAAAAGAATGATATGTATGAGACTATTTTGGAAACAATTCATTGGTAAATATACAAAATTGATTACGTGAAAATAATATATGATTTTACTATATAAGATTCTATATTATGGACTCAACAACACAGAATACCAGTAATAACATGCGCGAAAAGAAGGAAGAATTTCATAGAATCGTGTCTCTCTATTTAGAAAGCAACCCTTTATTATCCACAAACAACAAAACGAGTGAATTGGAGATCCGTTTTGGAACGAACCCACGTATTAAAAAACCCATTACAAAAACGAATTACGACAATGTAATCAAGCAACTTTATGCGTGTGGATTTAAAAGTGAGAATAATAATGGAAACCAAATGTTACGTATTCAGAATGAGTATACGGATCCTCGCACTGGACAAACTAAAATGTCGAACATTCGTGCGGAAATTGTTGGTACTGATCTGATTCAACATTATTGTGAAACAAACGACATTCAGAAATTAGTGAACATGCCTTCCAATGTGTTTAATAAAATTAAATTTACACGCAAATCTTTTCCAAAAGACAAGCAAGATAAATTTATTCAAAAGCTTGATATGGAGGATTTCAATTTTCGTGTGTCTTTCCAAGAAGAACAAGATTTCAATATTCATAGTAATATTGCAAGAAATATCATGTCTAAATGGGTCGATTCTAAGAAGATTTTCCGTTCATTAAATCGTGTGCGCTTTTATCACGACACGTATCCCATCTTTGCTGATTTAACTATTGTAAAAAGTTCACGAATGAATAATCGCGTACCTGTTCCACAGTATAATATTCAAGATGCTGGTGTATTTACAAATATCGAACATTATGAAATTGAGTTGGAAGTAGATAACACTCGTGTTGGCTCTGGAACGAAATTTGATGATGCTGAAAAATTGCTCTCCGAACTACGTAAAGTCATTCGCATTGTTTTGTCGGGTATCCAAGATACGAAGTATCCTGTATCTTACAGTGAGCAAGACGCAGTCATGAAGAATTATATGGATATGTTACACGGCGAGGAATATGAATATAAACGTGTCTTACCTAAGCATTTCATGGGTCCCAGTTCATATACATTGCAATTATCCAATATTATCGAATCGGACAAAGAAAATGAACATAACACAATATTGAAAGACTATACTGTAACCGACAAAGCAGACGGCGAGCGCAGATTATTATATGTAAATAACATTGGAAAGATGTATATGATCGATACAAATATGCGTGTTATCTTCACTGGGTCCAAAACCTTGAATAACATCTTATTTGACAGCATATTGGATGGCGAATTCATAAAATATGATAAACACAAACAAATGGTTAACATTTACGCCGCTTTTGATGTATATTATATCCATGGTAAATCAGTTCGTCATCATCCTTTCATAGCACGAAGCGAAGAAGAATCTTCTGGCAAGTCACGTTTGACTCTCTTGAATACCTATGTACAAGAATTAGAGGTGGTATCTGTATTAGATTCTGCACAAGACAAGGAGGTAAAACCCAAGAGTAAGACGGTACATACTGGTATTCGTATTCAGGTCAAAGAATTTGAGCGTAGTACAGAAGACGCAACTATATTTAAAGCTTGTTCTAATATTTTGTCTAAGGTGAAAGACGACACCTATGAATACGAAACAGATGGTCTTATATTTACACCTGCTTATTATCCCGTTGGCGCCGATTCAGAGGAAGATGAACCAGGAAGTCTTTTCAAAACTACTTGGAATTCATCTTTCAAATGGAAACCTCCTCAATACAATACTATTGATTTCCTTGTATCAATAAATAAAACCGAAACGGGTAAAGACAAGATTTCAAATATTTATCAAGATGGCATGAATGTTGGTGCAAATAGCAATATTGTTCAATATAAAACATTGACTTTACGTTGTGGTTATGACGAACGCAAACATGGTTTCTTGAATCCTTGCCAAGATATAATGAATGATAAGCTACCGATCGCGAGTGATGTTGACAGCAACGAAGACTACAAACCAGTTCCTTTTGTACCGACCCATCCATATGATGAAAATGCTCATGTATGTAATGTGCTATTGAAAAAGCAAGGTGATAATATGGTATTGTTATCAGAAGAAGGTGAATATTTCGAAGAAGATATGATTGTTGAGTTCAAATATGTGCATGAAAACAAGGATGGTTGGAAATGGGAACCATTACGTGTGAGATATGACAAAACTGCCGAATTAAAGGCGGGTTTGAAAAATTACGGTAACGCGTATCATGTTGCAAATAGTAACTGGCATTCAATCCATCATCCTATTACCGAGACGATGATTAGCACAGGTGAAGATATTCCTGAATATGTAGAAGAAAACGATGTCTATTATAGTCGTTCAAATGAACAAACGAGTACGCAAGGTCTACGTGATTTCCATAACTTAGTAGTCAAACGTTCATTAATTACATGTGTTTCTAATCGCGGAGATACTTTGATTGATTATGCAGTGGGAAAAGCAGGGGATTTATCGAAATGGTCTAAATCGAAATTGAAATTTGTATTTGGTGTGGATGTATCAAGAGACAATATTCATAATCGTATTGATGGTGCATGTGCTCGCTATTTGAATAATTTGAAGAAATACAAAAATACGAAAATGCGCGCGTTATTCTTGCGTGGAAATAGTGGCGCGAATATTCGTAATGGTTCTGCTTTTGAAACGGACAAGGATAAACAAACAGCCAAGGCGATTTTCGGTAATGGACCAAAAGATTTGCAATTACTTGGAAAGGGTGTATATAACCAATATGGCGTGGGCGAACAAGGGTTCCAAATAAGTTCGTGTCAATTCGCAATGCATTATTTCTTTGAAAATAAAGATGTACTCTATGAATTCATACGTAATTTAAGTGAGTGCACAAAGGTGGATGGTTACTTTATTGGAACTTGTTATGATGGACGCACTGTATTTAATATGTTGAAGAACAAAGAAGAAGGTGAAAGTATTCCTATTATGAAAGACGGAAGAAAAATATACGAAATTACAAAAATGTATAACAAAACTGGTTTCCCTGACGATAACCTCAGCTTGGGATACAGTATTGGTATTTATCAAGAAAGTATCAACAAAACTTTTGTGGAATATTTGGTTAACTTTGATTACTTTATTCGAGAAATGGAAAATTACGGTTTCGTTGTAGTACCATCCGAAGAAGCAACTCATATGAACTTACCCAGTGGCACCGGCATGTTTTCTGATTTATTCAAACAAATGGAAGATAATGTAGAACAAAATCCTCACATGAAGAACGATGTAGGACAAGCACTATATATGACATCTGAAGAAAAACGCATTTCATTTATGAACCGTTATTTTGTGTTCAAAAAGGTGCGAAATGTGAATATGACAAACAAAGCGAAAGTTGATAGCGAAATGATTCATACACAAATCGAAGAGCTAGAACAAAAAGAAGGAAAAACAGAGGAACCAACAAATAGAAAGAAAGATGAACAAAAAGAAGACGATGACGTCAAAGCGAAAGTTCAACCAAAAAAGATTCGCAAAAACAAAAAAAAAGTAGTCATTGAAAAAAATTAAGCCATAGTGAAACAATATAAAAATAATTAGTCTGTATTATTAGCGAGAATAATTATTTGATTGATGACGTATTATCAATTACCAAGAAATAATTTTTTTACTTATAAATACATAGATTATATTGAAAAACATGAACAACCCACGTCTATTATATCGCAATCACAAAGCGATTATTTATATGAAATAAAAAAACATATTGGGGTTATTGAAAAAGATTGGGACATATTCAAAAAATATACAAATCCATATGAATACATACATACTAACATACCACATAAAAATAAATACGTAGCAGCATGCAATCCTTTGTCTAGATCTTATTTTAAAATGATCGAAATAATGAAAATATTCAAGTTAGAAGTCAGTTCCAAACCCATTCAAAGTTTTCATCTAGCAGAGGGTCCAGGCGGATTCATTGAAGCATTATGTAAACAGCGAAAGTGTCCTTATGACAAGTATATTGGTATGACTATTTTAGATGATAAACATGATCCAAATATTCCTGCATGGAAAAAAACCAAAAACTTCTTGAATCAGAATAAAAATGTCTTTATTGAAAATGGTCAAGACGGTACCGGTAACATATTGTCTATAGATAATTTTACATATTGCACTAAGAAATATGGCTCGTGTATGGATTTGATCACGGGGGATGGAGGGTTTGATTTCTCAAACGATTTCAACAATCAAGAAAGTCATATTTCAAACTTATTGTTTGCTCAGATGGCGTTTGCCCTGATAATGCAAAAGCAAGGCGGATGTTTTATATTAAAAATTTTCGACTCGTTCATGCATCATACTGTCGATTTGTTATACATATTGTCTTCGTTTTATGAAAAAGTCAGCATTGTAAAACCACATACAAGTCGATACGCAAATTCCGAGAAATACGTTGTTTGTAAAGGTTTTGTCTATCCAAATAATCAAGTATTTTTGCCATTCTTGTATAGAGCATTTGAGAAGATGGTTACAAAAAAAGATGGACTTTACATATATAGATTCTTATCTATACCTATTAATTCCTATTTTTTGAATAAACTGGAAGAGTTGAATGCTATATTTGGTCAACAACAAATCGAAAATATTCATTATACTGTTTCGTTAATCGAAAATAAACACAAGCAAGACAAGATCAATAATCTAATCAAAAACAATTTGCGCAAGTGTGTAAATTGGTGCATGAAACATAATGTAGAATATAATGTGTTTGACGATTAAGATATAATAATTTCTTTTTTATTTACTTTTTGCCTCCCTTTTTAGCTTCTTTCTTTTTAACTTGTTGGGTTTTCTTTGTAGATTGTGTATGTTTGGAACATATACGTAAAATGAGTAACGCTTTTGAACATGCAATCATATACCTATTTGTAATATAGTATGGGTCAAAATATATACTATATTTATTCATTTGGCACAATCTATCATATGCCCAATCTGCATCCAGGGTTATATGGCTGGCATATTTTTGTTGTAATACTTGTAAAGTAACATTATTTCCTCTGAAATTTTGATACAAGTTATCTAAATTATCTAAGAAAGCATCTATCATCTTATTCTTAGTATGTGATTTTAATATTTTTTTTAAAGGTCTTTTCGATTCTTCACCTGAATGCTGATAATAATGCATAGCATCGAATATATGAGGTAAATTTTTCAATGATGCTAATGTCATCGATTTCAACCTGGCTTCTACTTTTTCTCTATTTTCATAAATAGAAGCAAATCTTACAGACATATTATCACGAGTACTAAGAAAACTTAATATATATGCATGTATGCTATCAGGTAAATATTTATTCTTAAACAAAGTGGCGTTTTCGTATTTATCTTTGTAATGAGTTTTAAATAAATATTGTACAAGTCCACATTTCAAATTTTTTTGTATTTTTTTCAACTGGTCAGTATGTTCTTGATTTGATACAAGGTGTTTGCGTATATTCAACGAATATCTTTCCATTTGCGCATTTAAATTGCGTTGAAACGAATCGCAATTGTAGCGGAATCCATAAGCTGTAGGTGCATTTTGTAAATACGAAGATTGGTAATTTGACAATGTTTTACTTAATAAATATAATTCATGATATTCACTCACTTTACTGTTCAAATAATTATGATATTCGTCCATTTGATATATATGTGTATACATATCAAATTATTAATTCAAACTATCAATTTTATTATCCACCTCGAATCTTTGTATCAGTGCATTCTCTATATACGCCGTCAGCACCCACCTTAGGTGTAGATTTATTAGGATAACCATATTTGTCTTTTATTGTATAACCATTTGCCGGAACTCCATATGCCAATGCGTTTGCAACATGCAATCCATAAGACGTTTTGTAAGAAGCAGCCGCATCCGTAATGGTATTGTATCTTCTGCGAGCAATCAAATCACTTGACGATACAGCTCCTTGTTGTGCAAATTGATAGTTATTCGGTTTATAATATAGTACATTGTATCGCAACTTGAAACTAGATGCGTTCGGAGACAAATTTGTTTGATATGCTCCAGGTGTAAATCCAAGAGCAGTGGTTAAAATATTATCATACAAGATAATCTTTGGTGCTCCCGATGCAACCGGCAATGTCCAGTCAACATTTTGATCACCGAATTCGGTTGAAATAACAGGAATTAATAAATTGGTTGATGCATCAATAGGAGTAGCAGTAAGTTGAACCTTCTTAGTCAAATTAACCAATTCAATATTCAACAAGGTATTTCTGGTTCTGGTACCAGGCGTTATAAAATAATGATAGTTGTTTATCATGGTTCTCTGAAGCAGATTGTTAATATCACCCACATCATAATATCCAGCGGAAACATCTACAGTAAATTGAATTTGTGCGTTATCCACGGAAATCCATTCATAGTTGAAACTAGTATCCACAGATAAGAAATATTTATCGCAATCGGTTTTACCAGCGGGACTGTACAAATTGTTTACTGATAATCCACTTCCAGGCGTCAAAGTAGAATCACCTTCACGGATATAATTGTATTGGTTCTGTTGGAAAGTCTTGCTACGACTATTTAAATATTGTCCTGCGTTGGTATAGTATTTTGATTTATTGTTAGTGGGATCGTAATTCTTTTTGATCATTCCACTACTTCTTACACGACTCAGTGCGTTGGTTTGAGGAGTACCAACTGCACATTCAGCATTACAAGAACCAGGTATTTCAGTCTTATTGGTTGTTTGATTGATATCTAATGTATTGACTAAACCATTCTTGTCGGATGCCCGAGAGTTGATAATCGAACCGTTTGGTGCATTTAGTAAATCAATAGACATAGACGAACGAGGATTGCAAGTTTGGTCCTTTGAAGCAATTTCGCGACGATAGTGTTTTAATGGTTGTGGAATGAATAAATTACGGTCTTGTAATGTTCCGTCTCGTTCATTTTTTCTAATAGAAGTAGTAATTTGTTCAAGAGTTTCCCCTTTCCATGACGGAAGAACAGATATGGTATTTGCGGAAAATATCTCAGTCATTTAGTATAATATATAGTATTATACTATAATATAATTATGAAATTACCCGTAAATATTCCTCGTGCTATCTTGATTGCCTTAGTGGTATTCTATGCTTTCATCATCTTTTCTCATTTTACTAAAAATTTGAAGGAAGGACTTGAGAACAAAGACGATGCTGAAGATAATTTAGAAGAATCCGAAGACGCTCCCGAAGTTCCTGTTGACGAAGAAGAGGAACCAGAAGAGAGTATGTTAGAGAAAATGTCTCGTATTGAAGGAGAGATTACTGACCTTCAAAGTGAGATCGACAAACGTAACAAAGAACTCGATGAGTTGAGAAAAGAAATTGATGTTTCTCTAGAAAAACCAGTCAGCAAGTAATTATAAACTATAATAAAACGTAATAAACATATGTTCATTTACTTCATTAGATAAATGAACATCGCATTGAAGACTAATCAATATTCAATTCATAATACTTATTTACTTGAAAAGAAAAACAATGTAATAGTTGAAGGGACATTTTCCAAAATACTATTTTCGAATCAGTTTTTCTCCATGAATGGTGTATATTTTTATTTGTCTTTACAAGATTTTGAAATAAAAAATCATTTGAATGGTCTGTTTTTACAGTTCCATCCTTATCATGAACATAATTTACGCGTTATACAAGAGTTTGTTCGCATTGAATACAATATTTTAGATTACTATAGACGTCAGCATCATTGCAATAAAAAAATATCCAATATCTTATCTAAACAGTTGTATTCTGGATGCATGAAAATATATCGCGATCTAAAAAAACAATGTGCTGATTTACATAACAAAAAAGATTTGTATTATGTAATTAAAATATCAGGTATATGGGAGACTATTGATGAAGTGGGTTTGGCTATCAAACTATTAATTGCATCACCACAATAATTTAAAATGCCATTCTCATTCCACCGCCACGTCTACCTGTCTTGAATGGTTTGGTCCCTTGTCTAATATCATATTGAATATGTTCATTCGGATTGTTTGGTTTTTCTGTGTCAAATGTTTTGACATTGACAAACCCATTTGTTTCGTTAATTTCATAACTAAGGTTACGAATAGTATGATGACCTGTGTTTTCAGTATTGCTCATGTATGCATCGAATTCTGTACGATTCACTACTTTTTTCAGACCATCTTTCAGTTGTAATATGTTTTTATCCATAATTTCATAAAACTGATTATAATCGATTTCTAATTTTTGTTTGTCTACTCGCTTTTTCAATGTATTGTCTTCATATCCCCATGCCCAAAAGTTAGGAAACCCAAGTGTTTTCTCAAAATCACCACCCGTGATAGATACAATTCCTCCTAAAGCAAACTTATACCCATAAAAATGTTTTACTACTCCAGGTTTGGTAGTGTATTTCAAGAAGTTTTTACTGTAAGGCATTGTATCCACGTCATTGAAAATAAGTGTGATGTTTTTATAGTGTTTGGGATATTTGTCTTTCACCATCAAAAATCCAATGTTTTTCATTGCACCTCTATTAAAATCGCGTTTGTCAGTTTGATGAATATAGTAAATTTTGAAATCGTCTGCAGGTATATCTTCCATCACCGACTTCATATGTCTTGCGAAAAATCCTTGTTGTTGTGAGCGGTCTCTGTATGGGACAATAAATATCATGGATGGAATAGCTTCTTCGTCTGCTTTCTTTTTGGCCTCTTCGTCTGCTTTCTTTTTGGCCTCTTCGTCTGCTTTCTTTTTGGCTTCTTCGTCTGCTTTCTTTTTGGCTTCTACTTCAGCTTTCTTTTTGGCTTCTACTTCAGCCTTTTTCTTAGCATTTGCTTCTTCTAATTTTTTGTTGATAATATCTTCCATGTTCTGTGAAGATGTCTTTGGAGCAGCAGAAACTTTGGTTGTAGATGGTGGTGGCTTAGGCGGGTTTATTGGGGTTTCCGTCTTCGTGTCTTGTTGTACTTCTTTAGTTTCGGTTACAACAGCTTCTTGTTGTGCCTTCTTTGTTTTCTTAGCTGCTTCCGCTAACTTTTTGTTTATGTAATCTTCCATATATACACTCGTCACAATAAAAAATAACGTATGTGCCTAAATTATTGTGCTGCTAGATAAATAATTATTTGTATTTATTTATAATTACGTTTGGTATTAGTTGTTCTTTGAAGGTTTCTAATTTTTTGAAACATTTGTTAATAGTAACTTCACTTACACCTGACATTGTACGAATATCTTGTTTACTAATATTCAAATTACAGTTATATGATACAAAATATATGATTCCTGCTGTAATTGCATGTGGAATATTATCTGTAATTAAGTTTTGATCTTGCACTTTCTTTGCAACAAATTTACATACTGATGTCAATTCTCCACTAATGTTCAACTTACTACAATAACGCTCTATGAAGGAAATTGGTAAAGTAATACCTAGTTCGGTTTGTTCTGATGGAGATACATCTCGTTCAATATTATTCAATATATTCACCGCCATAGAACATCCATTTGTCGCGCTCGTTTTATCCAACTTGAAAATATCTGCAATCTCATGTGCATTGCGAGGACATCCATTTAGACGACATGATATATAAATCGACGCGGCTTTGATACCATCACGATTCAAACCTCGAAACATTTTTTGTTCTGATATATCTTTGTGTATAGCGATTGCATCGTCAATAAATATCTTGGGAATACCAGCGTTTTGTGCCATAGTCGTAATAAACTGAAATTCGTCGTATAGTGATTTCTCTTTGTGAGGCATGGACTGCCATTCTGTCCATTTTCTTATTCGTCTCATTTCGTACGAAGACTTGCTATTACATAATACTTTGCAACCAAATGACGATTCTACCAATAGTGGATTAATAGGATTCCCACAACGGGATGGGTCCTTTGCATTTTTATCTTCTGCGCCATAAAATCGCCACTCAGGTGAATAGTCTAACATCTTCGTATTCGCTATACCGCATTGTGTATTAGAACATATAGGTAAACGGTCTTCCATAATAAACAACGGAGATTTACAAACTTGGCATACATCTAAATTATGCTCTGTTTTACTTTCATCACACGCATCGTTTTCTTTGATTTGTTCTATATCTTTATCAAAGATATCCCATAACGTGTCTTTATCTAATTTATTCAACTGACTTTTCTTTTTCTTTGTTTTAGATGATTTCGGTATTGATTTACGTTGACTGATTGTTTCATTTTTAGCAGTTTCTTTTGTGATCAAGTCGATCTTTGGTGCATCGTAATCAATTAAATCAACCGAATTCATTGTAGTAGTTTCACAATGTAATTCTGAATTTTGAACGCATTCTTGAACAATTGTAGAAATCATGTTAATTCAAATTATATAAAAATGATTTTTAGAGTTCAATTTTGTATTATTTTATTTTATCGTTATATAATAATACTATGAGTGCACCACCAGCAGGATCAGCCGAACCAGGAAAAATACCTCCACCCGCACCTGGAGGAGGATCAGGCGCAAGCGGGGCTCAATCAAATGCAAAAATTCAGGTTCAAAAGAAGATTGCAGAAAGTCAGGCTAGAAAATTGGGCAGAAAAATGCTTGCAGAATATTGTATAAGCATGAACAAACAAATGGTCAAGAACGTTTCCAACATTGTGGAAGGATTGGATATTAATAACCAAAATGAGATTTTTCAAGAAGTTGCTAACCAATTTTTTGATAAGGACTTGAGCGACACGTACATAGATGAATTAAAGCGCGTAACCAGAGTGTCCATCAAGAAAAACTTGCGAGGAATTTTGTATGATCATTTCAAAGAAGATTTGAAAATCGAAAAAGAAGAGGAAAAGAAGAAAGAAGAAGCTGAGGCAGAACAAACTGGTGGAGCGAATGACGCCGCTGGCGCCGGACCCGGTCCAGAGGAAGAAGGAGGCGAGGAAGAAGGCGGCGAAGAAGAAGGCGGAGAGGAAGAAGCAGGTAGTTCAGGTGCAGGTGGCGATGATGCTGCAGGTATGAGTCTTGAAATATTAAATAAAATTACTGACAAAATTTTAACTGATGATGAATTTTTGAAAGAAGTT